GGTGAGCGCCCAAACTGCGAGGGCGCTCCCTCTCGCGAAAGCTCGCGGGATTCGCCTCTCAGTCTGTTTTGTTTTCTTTCAGACTTTAAACAAAAAATTTTAGCCTTGACAGGACACAGACCTACCATATCTATAAATACTCATAAAACCTAAGTTATGAGTAGTTATTCAAAGAATACCTTAAAATAAAGGATTACTGCTCAACGAGAGTCAGTAAAGGAACAAGCATAGTCCCACGTGAAATTGGCTACAGTATCAGTAGTCAAAGTATTGGCACAATTCACAGAAAGAATGCAATAAATGTTTTTATTGTGATTACTGTAGTTCGCATCAACATCACCGACCGGACCACCGAATCGGAAAGGGAAATTTTCCAAAGGACAAGATATATCAAGGACCTTAGACTGATAAGCAAGAGCAACACCACCTTGAGTGAGTGTATAAATATCATCAGCGATGATAGTAACCTTATCAGGGTCTAACATATGAATTAAATTACTGCCAACCTGAGTTTGGCCAGGAAGGAACATTTCAGCAGGAGTAATTGTGTCAGCACTAAAGATAACACCACCACTCCCAGTCTTCTTAGTCATACGAATCCACATAACACGGAGATGTACAGGGTTGTTATTAACACCCGTTCCGTTAGTCTGAAGAGATTTTAACCAACCTTTGATTTGAATCTTCTTCACGAAGATATCGGTAGATACTCTTGCGGTCTCACCAGAACCAACAGGGATGTTAGCCAAAGGGTTAAAAACATAAAAATGTGTGGATTGAAGAGCTTGAGTTGTATCCGATAAAGTATTATACTTTAAAGGTTCAATTGAACGTATTCCTTGACGAATCACCGACTGAACAGTCTTAGACTGCATACGTCTAACAGGTTGATTACCGGAGCCAAACCGAATGCCTCCTCCCCCTACAATAGGGACACCGCGAGGAATAGTAGCATCGACATACCATTTCGAATGAAGACCTTTATTAATTTTCTTAGCAAATCGAGCCGACCCGAGCCTGCGAGAATTTGAACGCAAATACGCCATAATAACAATTTGTTATAATATACGCTAAGAAAAAAAATTCGGGGAAATTCCCTCATAAATTTATAGATATTCTCCTAAAACCAGCCGGACACAAAATAAATTTGTCCGGACACAAAAAATATTTCGCTCGCCACAAAAAGGTTTTTGTGTCCGAGCCGAAACGAGCCAGAATCAAGAAAATCTTGTCTGGTCCAAAAAGTAACTTTTCGGAAATTTTGCTAAAAATCCAGGAAAACCCGGAATTTCATCTTGTCTCCAAATTTCGCGAATAAATCGCTGAAATTATTTTCTCATCCAATTTTAGGACAAATGCCTAAAAAACCCCAAAATGGAGCCAATGGAGCCAACGGAGAATCTGTTGAGGGTAATACTAAGACCTCAACAGATTCACTAGAAAAACGTCCTACACAGCAAATATGGTGGTGTTTTACTCTCCCTAACTGGACTGAAGAAGAATACGAAAAATGGAGCCAATGGAGCCAGAGATTCTGTAAAAAATGGGTAGTCGGAAAAGAAATAGGACCGAACTCTGGGACTCCACATCTTCAGGGGACTTTCGCCCTAAAAACCAAACGGAGATTCACTGAACTTAAAAAACACCTTGGCTCCAGATATCACTTAGAACCGTGTAAGTATCCAGTAGATGCAATGATCTACTGTGCAAAGGATGGAAATTATTCCTCCCACGGAGTAATGGGTTGGGAGTTAAGCGGAGATGACCTCCCACAAGGCAATGTGGCCGATGAGTTAATCAAGGATCTTCGTCCTTGGCAACAAAGTATTGTAGATTTACTCAAGCAAAAACCTGACCAACGTACAATCCACTGGATTTACGAAACCGTCGGAGGCGTCGGCAAGTCTGACTTCAGCAACTATTGCATATATCACTTTAACACATTAGTAGTGGAAAAAGGAAAATACAGTGATATAATGAACGCAGCATTCAACACAGAAAACCTAAGAAGTTTTATAATCGACGCACCTAGAAGTTCCAAGAACTATGTCAGTTACGATGCCCTTGAAAGTATCAAGAATGGCCGCATTGTCAATCATAAGTATGAGTATGGACAACTACTCATACCGAAACCACACGTAATTGTATTTGCTAACTACCCACCTGACTTCGCTAAGTTATCAAGAGACAGATGGAAACTTTACACTATCGGTAAAGACCTTATTTTAGAAGAACTGGATATACCCAGTGACGTTTGGGCCGATGATCCGTTAGAAATCATCTAACAACCTGGAGCGAATGCCGCTCGGTTTCGCTCGGTGAGCGCCCAAACTGCGAGGGCGCTCCCTCTCGCGAAAGCTCGCGGGATTCGCCTCTCAGTCTGTTTTGTTTTCTTTCAGACTTTAAACAAAAAATTTTAGCCTTGACAGGACACAGAC